ATGCTGACAGATTCCAAGGTCAAGACAGCTAAGGCAGCCGAGAAAGCCTATCGCCTTTCTGATAGTGAAGGGCTGTTTGTGCATGTAATGCCCACAGGCAAGAAGTTCTGGCGCCTACGTTACCGACAACATGGGAAAGAGCAGACCCTTACGTTAGGGCCATATCCATCCGTAGGTTTGCGTGAGGCACGCATGATGCGTGATAACGCTAAGGATCTGCTTCGGCAGGGGATAGACCCGAATAAAGCAGGGAAGGTTGCTCACCTGTTGGCCGAGCCTCAACAGCAAGATAGCTTTGAGGCAGTTGCCAGAGAGTGGTACGAGCAGAGAAAGGATTTATGGCGGCCAAGGCATGCTTATGATGTAATCCACAGTCTGGAGCGTGATGTGTTCCCCCACATAGGGCATCTGCCGCCAGGACAAATTACACCTCGGGTTGTGCTGCATATATTAAAAGGCATTGAAGAGCGCGGAGCAGTGGAAACAGCTCACAGGATCCGCCAACGTATGAGCGATGTGTTTGTACATGCCATAGCAACAGAGAGAGCGGATACAGATCCGGCCGGAATTGTTAAACCTGCGCTGCGCCCTGTAATACGCAATCGTCAGCCTGCCATTACTGACCTAGAGCAGGCGCGTGAGATGATTGCACGTGTAGAAAGCTGTGTGGCGCATCCGGTTACATTGCTGGCATTTCGGCTGTTGTATCTGACAGCTGTGCGTCCGGGTGAAGTGCGGGCTGCCATGTGGGATGAATTCCATGACTTAGATTCGCAGGATCCTGTCTGGATTATCCCGGCTGAGCGTATGAAGATGAGCCGGGAGCATATTGTTCCACTATCTCCGCAGGCCGTAAATGTGGTCCAGGCCGTGAGACCATTTTCAAGCCGCTGGCCGCATTTGTTTCCCAATACCAGACGCCCTAAGCTGCCGATGAGTGAGAATGCAATTGGGTATTTGATCAACCGTGCTGGATACCATGGGCGCCATGTTCCGCACGGATTCCGCTCCACATTCTCCAGTAATATGAATGAGCGCTTCCCACTGGATCATGATGTGATTGAGTTAATGCTTGCGCATGCATCCAAGGATAAAGTGGCGGCGGCTTATAACCGTGCATTGTATCTTGATAGGCGACGGGAACTGGCCACCATATGGAGCGGACTCATACTAGCACTACAGTTGCATTTTGTGTCGTGAGTGAGCGCGGATAGCACTGGCCTGATGCGTTCGTCGAAAGACGGACCATCTGAGGATGTGAGAGACGGGTAGTCTGCGTTGTGCAAGTTTTACGACGAGGCGCCTGATCTCCTGAATGGACCAGCGGACAAGGACTGTCGTGTTCTGAGTTGTGTTTTTTTCGGTTTCAGTGAGTTTGCCTGGTAACGGACACTGGCCATGACGGCATAGGCCAGCATGACCAGAGAGACATGCCGATGCCAACCATGCCAGGAGCGGGTCTCGTTATGATCAAGACCAAATTCGTTTTTGGCCGTCTCGAACCCTTCTTCGATCCTCCAGCGCGTCCCTTCAACGTTCACCAGTTCCTGCGTGGTTGTCCCTTTCGGGCTCCAGGTCGTAAAATAGGCAAGGTCCCCGTCAGCGATGTTTCGGCGGATCAACAGGCCACGTGTCCATGGTCCGGCTATAGGGCAGTCAAATTCTTCAGCATCCAGATCAGCAAGCGGAAGATACGCCCAGTCATAAAGTCGCTCACCTTTTGTGCCGTGCCCCGCTGACAGACGACGCCAGGCCTGGTCTGGCAGTCCTGCTGCAATATCTTTCGCCTCTCCGGCAATCAGCGGTTCCGTTGCCCATGATCCGAACCAGTGATTGCCCTTGACCCCAAGCACATATCCAATTCCTGCCCGGCGAAGCGTGCGTTCTACGTCGCCCACGCCATACACGCTGTCTGCTGCAACCCAGCGGAACGGCACACCGGCCTCAATACTTCGCTCAATCATCATCGAGGCTAACGCCGGTTTGGTTGCAAACACCACGTCATCGGGAACGTGGGCCCGCTTCAGACGCTCAGGCTTTGATGTCCAGTCTTTCGGGAGATACAGGGCGCGGTCAATAAAGGCATGCCCCCGTTCCGAAACATAAGCGCCAAACACACCAATCTGGCAGTTCGTGATCTTGCCGGCAGATCCCGTATACTGCCGCCCCACACCGCAGGACGCCTGACCCTTCTTCAGAAAACCGGTCTCATCAATGACCAGCACGCCCTCTTCAGTGCCCAGATGCTCAATCACATAATCCCTGACGACGTCACGAAGGGCATCGGCATCCCAGTGCCCGCGTCCCAGAAGCGCCTGCTGCCGCCATGGACCAGGATCTCCTGCGGCTTCCGCTCGCATCCATCCCGTCTTGCGTGGTTCATTGCCAATCAAAACATCAAGAAAAGCACAGGCCGAATCTACGACACGTTTTTGCGTGAACAGCGGCGCCATCCGATCCTTGGCGGACCGAAGCGAGCGCGCCCATAATTCCAGCGTCTCTTCAACAGACGTACCGCCACTCATCATATCCTGAATCATGGTTACCCATAGATTCAGAACTCAACACAAAATGCAACTGTAGTGCTAGAAGGGCAGAAGCCAGTTGATGATCTGGTTTCTGCCCAAAGAAAGCCGGCTGGGATAGAGGCATAACTATGATGGTATCATCATCATGATTCTGGGCCTTGTTGATTACGATAAAATTCATTCAAGATTTTTCTTTGTCTGTGCCGTGAATAGGCTGACAGTAAAAACCTTAGTGGGAAAAGTAATGGCCCAACGGAAATTGCCAGTATGATTTCTGAAACATCTTTCAAGCTATATATTCTGTCATAGAGCAACATGCCGAATACTTGTGATATTCCTAATATCAGCCACAGGTTGATGGCATGGATTATCATGATCTCATCCATTCCGACCCTCCATAGCTGCATCTATGGCCGCCCTGATTGTATCTGCGCTGCCCACAATGCGCTCTTTAGGGGCTGCCATGTGGTGCTCTATGACATCGCAATAGGTATCTGCCTCCGGTGTCTGCGATTGGTTCTGCTCTAAACCGCACATCACAACAGCCACTACCCAGATAATCCAACCGCCGCGTATCAGCCGCGCATTCTGCCCGGGCGCGTTCCTCAGCTTCTCGTATGTGTGTTTCTAACCACATTTTCAGGATGTTTACGGAATAGTCCGGGCGGCATACCGGCTTCTTTAGTGCGTCAACTAGCTCTGCAACCTGTTCCTCTCTCGTCCTCATAGTGGGGCTCCTAGATTGCGGATGGCATAGGCAATGCCATTTGCTGTTCTGGTCTGCACAATATCCCATTCAATAACTGTATGTACGTTGGCATCTGAGCGGTGTTTTTCTGCCTCTTCTGCACACTGCTCCCGTTCCGCCGCCAGCATTCCGTTTATCTGCGTGGGGGTGAGGCATGGGGCGTAATATTCCCAGTCCATAGCGTTCATTTGCTCAGGCGTAACCCAGCCAATTTCAGTGCAGTAATGCTCTTGCTCATGATCCCAAAGAACAAGTTTAAGAGAGCGTCTTTTCTTATTCTCCAGAACATGACGCGCCGAATGATCTGGGAACATAGGCACGCCGGGGCGCTTCGGGTCGGGCCAGTTTTGGGTGGTCATGAGTTTGCCTTTTTGACAATTTCCTCTGGCGTCTCGTCAACCAGTATTGACCATCCACCAACAAATACGATCCGCGTTGAAATAGACAATTTTTGTATTACACACGCATTATCCAGATTTATGTCGGCAGATTTACTTGCCCCTTTCTCTGGAAGAGCTATGCGAACTTTTACAATGTTCACGCCTTTTCTCCTGCGCGGGTGTTCCGTGTAGAAACTTCTTCTTCTAGGCGGCCGCGCTCTCTGACCAATTCCGTAATTTCACGGCAGTGACAGCCATATGGGTTTCGGCATGGCTCTCCAGCTTCCACCTGCTCGCTATCTTCGCATGACCATATAAATTTCTCTGTCATGCTCGGCGGTCTTTCAGAATTGGATCTGGTATTCTTGATCTTCTGATGATCTGCAAAGCATTTGAATCGTATTCAGATAGATCCATTGCAGCGACTTCGGATCGAGTTATATCGACCTGAGACAGCAGATCTGCTGCTATGGATTCTTCCTTATGCATATTGCATAGGTTGCAACAGGCAATCAGGTATCCGGCATTAAAGCTGCGTTTGCTTTCAGTCGCTAATTTTGCCTCCAGTTCTGCAATTCTGTCTTTGCACTTTGCAATCGCAGCTTCTGCTTCATCTGCGTAGCAAACTGCAACATCTGCAATTTCTGGGAAGCTTTTCTCACGGTAGATATATTGAGCAACACGGTGACGGCTTTCCCAAATTTTACCCGCAGGGACATACCCGATCACCACGAGCTCTTTCTTCTTCCCGTTAAACGGTGCGCGGGTTTCGGTCATTCGCCTTCTCCCGGCAGCACTTCGCGGACGTGTATTACTTCTTTTCTATACTCTGGTGTAAACGCCTGATGCGCTTGTTCTGGGCTTGTGCATGTTATGCGCCCACCAGAATTGCTAAGCGCCATCCAGAATTCACGCGGCTGCGGGACTTCCTCGGCGTTCTTTATATCCAACAGGCAAGCAATAAACCCTTCATTACTTTCGGGCCTGCTAATGAAAGCAAGCTGCCCCAAAACAGCATGAACCACGCACACCTCACCATTGAAGGCATAAGGCCCCTCATGTTCTGGCGTGTAGGGGCCGAGGATTTTTAGTCTCTGGGTCATGCTACTGCCCTCATTTCTTCCTGGGCAGACAGCCAGTTTTTTACGGCGCTTTCCTTCCAGCGCACGCAACCTGCTGTGAATTTGAGAGGGCGTGGGAAACGGTTTTGTTCCATCCAGCGGTACAGGGTTGATGTGCCGACCTTTACGGTTTCCAATACTTCTTTGCGGGTCAGGAATTTTTCGTTGGGTTCTGTGCTCATGCTTCCAATCCTTCAAAAAACCATGTCAGCGGCACGTTTAGTGCTGTGGCGAATGTGGGGAGCAGGCTGGCTTTGATTGCGTTCTTGCCGCTTTCATATTTCTGCACCTGCTGGTAGGTGCAGCCGATGGCAGCCCCTAACTGCTGCATGCTCATGCTGAGTTGCCGGCGGCGCTGGCGGATACGAAAGCCCAGGCATTTATCGTTTCTGATGCGCTTGGGGACTTCTACCTGTGGTGCAGGCCTATAGGTGCCCAGCAGGTGCTCCAGATCTATCTGTGCAGCCATAGGAACGCATTTCCGCATATTCCGATAACTAACAACACAAACCACAGCATGTTGAGGCGCTGGGAGGGGGCAGGGTTGTGCATATCCCATTCCTTAATGCCGTGCGCCAGCAGGTGATTGGCCATTGTTTTTGAAGATATCAGAAACAGTTTTCGCGTCTTCTGCCCTAATTACAGCACCTTCCCCACCTTGCATGAGAAAGCTTAGAACAGCGGTATTTAATCTGCTCAAGTAAAACAGTGGGGGCACTGACGCTCTTACTGCAGAAGCACATGCTGCAGAAGTGCCTGCCGCGCAGAGTAGATTGTCAGCGTCTCCTAATGTGCCACTGAAACTGTCAATCATTTTTGCATTGGCATCCAGTGCAGCAAGACCATAGGCAAACGCGTATTGTGTATCTGGTTGGTGGCTTTCTATTTCAGCCTTGATCTCGGCTACTCGTTTATCCAATGCCTCTAGCATTTCCTGACGGTTCATTGTGCAACCCTCACTTCACCCAGAATGAAGTCCTGAATGCGTGCCATCGGGTTGCGGCGCTTGGCGTAGCCTATGCGCAGGGCACCGTCTGCAATGTCCTGCTCGGCTTCCATTGCGGCGGCCATGTCTTTGACCAGGGAAAGCATTTCCTGCTTTTCTTTGCTGTCCACATTGCGGTGGATGAGCTGCTCCAGCTGCGTGCGGGCAGCCTGAAAGGCTTGGTTGTTCATTTGCTATAACTTTCGAGGATATTGGCGCGGGTATAGAGAAGCTCGGCCTGCAGGCGTGCTTGGCCGGCAAGGTGCTTCCATGTCTCTTCGCCGTATGAATTGTTGGTATCGGCACATACGCGGCGGAAGGATTCCAGCATGCTGGCATGGGCAAGCAGGGCATCGGCCTGCGCACGAATGAGCGCGACCTTGTGCTCCGGAACACTGAACATCTGGCAGGGGATTTGGTGCGCAGGGCAGGGAATGGCGTTCATGCTGCCTGATCCCTGCGGCGGTACACCACGTTAAGCGCAAAGTGCAGCCGCGTGCCGTAATCCATATGCGCGGTGTCTACATTCAGGTTGCGCTTGAGTGTGCCCAGATCTTCCAGCACCAGCCGGATATCTGCTTGCAGCATGGCAGCCAGATCCAGCGGGCAGACACGGGCATGACATACGCGCAGCAGCTGCCTTGTTTTGTCGTAAATGTTATTTTTGGAGGCCAGACTGGTAGGCTTGGAAATATCAATTACGCGCCTGATGATGCGTTCGATATTCTGGCTCTCATTTACTGAGAACTGATATGCTTCGGGTTTTTTAGGCGGAGTAACCATTTTCTGCCCCTTGGAAGGGAGAGCCTGTTGCCAGACTCCCCCAACTTTTCCCATTCTTGGCGTGCCAACAGACCCAAGAAAGGAAAACCTTATGTCATTCGGAATAGATTCCACTATTGAGGCTGCACTTATTCAAGCAGCAGCAATACTCACAGCTTCAGAAAGAAGTAAAAAGCCCACATCTGTTGTAGAGTCTTTTTTTGAAAAACCAAAAATAACTGAGGAATTTCGTCGGACTCTTATGGAATTAAGGGATGCTTACCAAGCTAGTTAATAGCGTATCTCTTTCCTAAGACTTATACTTTAAGGAATACCCATTACTCTGTTTGTTGGTTGGGTATTCCTGCTTTCTTGCGTATTTCTGCAATGGAGATTGTAATCAGGGCTTCCACACAGTCACGAAGCATTGGAAGTTCAAAAGCGCTTGGTTGATCAGCAATGAAATTGTTGGTGGCTTGTTGCGCCAGCCTTAGTGCGGTTTCCTTGCGCAAAGTAGCTAGGTGATCAAAGCTATGAGCCACAGCCATGGTGCCACTTCGGGCTTCCTGCTCTATGCTATAGGGAACTCGGTTGCGGTTCTCTATCAGCACAAATCCTGTGCCTGATTTTTCAATCTTGATAGCGTCGTTCGACACGGTTTTTCTCCACCACGGGTTGTGATGGAGAAAACTTTCACCAAAAGAAACTTTCAGTCAATAAGAAATTTCATTTAATGAAATTTTATTCCTTCTTACGCATCGCTTTCCCAGCAGTTATCCATGCATGAAATGCTTCTGGCTCTAGGCTTTCTGCCAATTCAGCTGCCTCTTTATATTTTGAAGCCTTATCTTTTTCTTTTGGATCAAACAGCAGATCTTCTGGGTTGGTATTTAGAAGCTCAGCTACCTTAGTGAACTGGGATAATGTCATATTTACCTTACCATTCAGCCACTTAGAGACTGACGGTTCGGACATTCCAAGCTCCTCGGAAAGCTTCCTTTGTGTAAGGCCGCGTAACTTCATCCAAGGCTTAACGAACCGCAGCGTGTGGCGGTTCTTAGCAATCTCATCTTCGGTTAGCTGCTTTTCCTTCATAACAGCATTGTGCCTATGCGCACATAATAGGTGGATGCCTTCAAAGGAAAACTTTCTTGACCTGAAAGTTTCATCAGAATAAAGTTTTGACATGTCTTTGAAGGCCATTCTGAAAGAGCGGGGGATAACCCAAGCTCAACTCGCATCCCAAATGGGAGTTAGCGAGCCAACCGTATCCCGGTGGATGAGCGGAAAAGCGCTGATTCCAACGCAGATGCTGCGTGCGGTGTCGCAGGCGCTGGATGTTTCTTTGGAGAAACTTATTCCTGAAAAAACAACTGGAGTTGCGGCATGACTGATTTCCATAAAACCAACCATGCCGCACCCAAGAGTGCCTGTCAGCCGAATGTGGTTCGGGTGAAAATTCTCCCGATTGTGCTGGTAGCTGGCGTGATGATTTTGGGCTTTGAGATTGCCCAGCAAGCTTTTTCTGAACTTCATGCGCAGAAAATGAAGAAAATTCGGAGGCTTGAAGGGCCCATAAATGGTTGGGCAGCTTCTAATTTCCGTCCGGATTGGGTGTTGCGCCTATATTATGCTTCAGGCGCATGGAAAGTTGTCTGGTGGATGAGTAACCCCAGAGCAATATGCCTGAGGTTACGTCAGGATCTGATTTATGCCGCGCTATGGTTTGTATGGGCCACTCCACATGGTCGTAAAATCGTAAAATCCCGTAAGCAACGGCGGAATATAACCGAGAAGGTGAGGGACTACTTTAGGGATGCAATCAACTTGACTGAAGGTCAGCCCTGATGGCCTGTAACTTATCCAGCAGGCTTGTAAGCTTTTCGTCAAAAGCCATTATGACATCATCACTGTTTGATAAGCAGGAGTGGTTTATTGCCGTAGTTAGAACTTTTTCGGCATTAGCTGATCCCGCCAAGATTGTCAGCAGTATATTCTGGTTCAGGTTCTCAAATAAATTCTGCGAGGACGATGATGAATGGGTGACACTCTTGGCGCTTGGGCCTTCCCAGACAGATATTGACTGCTGGAGGCTCGCTGTCTGGTTTATGGCTGCTTCTGCTCTTTGTTGCTTTATTTCTTCTGCTCTTTTCCTGACATCTATCACGGAATCGTCCTTTCATGTTGTGGGCAAACACATGATGGACGTGGCGGGCCGGTGCTGCAATGCGCCGGCCCGTGTTGTGCCTATGCAGGGAAGCGCTGCATGAAACAGCCACAGAATACTGTTAAGGCTTCGAGGCCCTTTCCAGAAAGGGCTATCAGATGATCTTTGAGGGTTTTCTTTTCTGTTCTGCCGTTTCCTTGGCCTGCTTCACTCTGCCGGGGAGTTCAAACAGATATTGCAGCAGCATGTCTGTGAATTCGGCAATTTCCGTTACTTCCTCAGCCGAAACATCGTTGCTGGTATGAACATCCTCATTGGTAATGAACCGGATGCCGTGGGCCCAATCTCTCAAGCTGGGCGTGAGGAAACGCTGAGCTGCCAGCAGATCAATGCGGTTGTTCAGACTCTGGGTGGGGTTAGTGCCTTGCTTAAAGGCATCCAGATTTTCTGCGAACACATGCTGGGTCGCTACATCAATAACCGTGCGATATGCGCCCCGCACCAAACGGTTTGGGGTTCTGCCACAGCGGGCTTCTTCAGCATCATTCATAGCAATGGAAACTTCTGGCGGAAGGTAATCAAACCGCTTGGGCTGGGGGTATTCTGGCCAGATGCAGGGAAAGATGGTTCCGCTGCTCAAGGGGATTGCAAGTGTGCGCCGCTGGGCGGTCTCCTGCTGAAGAAGATACTCCGTCCATCGTGCGCGACTTTGGGGATTGGAGCATTCAAAACCGCCCCCAAAAGGCTTTTTGCATTCGCGACAGAAGCCCGTGAAGAAGCCCCTGAGGCTTCGTTCATCATCCGCCATCATTTTTGCCCCCGAAACATCGCAAGTCATGTTTCTGTTGAGGCAATGGGGACATTCTATGACCACAAAAGATAATTGGTTCGACACGCCTAAAAACTCCGAAAATCAAAAAGATATGCCACGTGCAGAAATTATTATCCGCCGGGCCATGTCTTGCAATACGGCAGGTGATCGAGCGAGCGCCCTTACCACAGCATGGCTTGGACTTGATCCACATGATCGGGATGCATTTGTGCTGGGGTTGATCTCCCGCGCTGCGATGTGCCCTCAGGAGAATGAGAGATGAGCACTGACAAGCCTGCAGGCCTAAGCTTCGTCATCCAGAAGGATATGCTTGAACGTTCGGGTCAGCCTGTGGACGCAAATACCCTTGCCCTTAATAAGCTTCGGGAAGCTGTAAAAGATTTCTGCCGGGAAGAAATTCGGAAACAGCAGAAATCTAGGCAGCATCTAAAAACATTCAGCAAGTGCGCGTTGGGCGCTTTGGCCGTTGCCGGAGCTGTAACCGCGTTTGAGCTTGGGTATCGCTGTTACACAAAAGGCAATGCGGTTGAATATGATGATGTTGTCAAAAACCGCATTGGCCCCCGTAGCCCCATTTTGGCATGGCTGCTGGTTGATGTGCTGTTCTGGCGTCTTTTTATGCGGTCGCAGGCAAGAAAAATACCAGATGCGGAATGGCATTACATCAAATCCAAGATCTGCGGCCTTTTGGCTGGTGCAGATCCAGATTTGTCGAAAGCTAGAAATCAAGGGTGGCAGAAATGAACGCTTTTTCCACTTCTACTCCCCTTGCGCGTGCCGTCCTTTTGGTTGGCAGTGCTAGATGCGCGATTGCTTTGGGCAATCTGTTTATGCGCCAGAAGGAATATGATCTGCAGCTCCGAAAAGACGGGCTGGCCATGGCGCAGTATCTTCAAGAGGTGGAAAAATCTTCTGATGATATAGATGCTGATTGGAAAACTGAAATGGATGTGGCGCAGGCTTTTGTAGATAACCTGCGCCATGCCACGGAACGTAGGGTTTGGAAATCAGCATGGTATCTGCCCGACAAGCTTTTCAAGGTTTTTGGGCTTTTCTTTTCTTGGCTTGGGCGTTTTGGTTGGTTGGGAAGCAGAAAGCCTACAATGGATGTGGGTGCCAGCATTCAGGAAGAGATAATCCGGGTAATTACACGGGGCGGTGCAGCATGAGCGCTCCATTTTCCTCAGCATTTGTTCCAGCCATTAAGACGGCCACCAAAACGGCCCTCACACATGTTGGTGGCGTAGATGCCGCTGCACGTATTTCCCGCGTGGGGCGCACCCAGTTTTCTGATTACCAGAACCGCTCCAAGGAATGCGTGGTGCCGGTGGATGTGGCTGTGGATCTGGACCACTGCGCTGAGCATCCGTTCATTCTGGAGGCCATGGCCCATGCGCTAGGCTACATGTTGATGCCCCTGCGTGTTGGTACCAGCGATTTTGGCAAGGATATGAGCCAGTTTGGCATGGCGTCTGTGGATGTGATGGCCACGGCCATGAAGGTGCTGGAAGATAACCAGCTAGACCCTGAAGAAGCTGACGAGATCATTCCCAAAATGCTGCATGCCCAGCGCATTCTGGAGCAGGCCATAGCGTTTGGCCGCGCAGTTCAGAAATCTGCCAAGCCGCATATTGTGCGCCCGATGAGAGATGCCGCGCATGGTTGAGCAACGCTACGCACAGCAGGCAGCAGGCAGCAGGCAGCAGGCAGCAGGCCACCGTGCCGAGTGCTGCCATGATACGCAATACAAGCCGGGAGAAATATGATGCGGCCTGTTATTGCTGAATTTGACCGCAGCACCCTTACACCATGGAACATGCTGCGCAGCATGCCGGCAGAAATGCGCGGTGTGGTGCAAAGCCTGCATGATGCACTGAAAAGCATGCGGACCACGGTATTTCGCGCAGGCGAGATGGTTCTGGATGATGGGCAGATTGCCGCGCAATCATGGATGCCCCGTTCTGAACTGGACCGCGTGCTGCCGGCTGTTGTGAAGGCTGGCTTTATGGCGCGGGATGATGAAGGCGCACTGTTTAGCCCACACCTGTATGACAAACTGCTGCGCAAGGAAGAACGCACTGCCCGCAAGGCTGCAGCTGATGCAGATTGGCAGCAGCGGCAGGAAGAGGGTGATGTGCCACCGGGCCTGACACGCAAGCAGATTACCGCACGTGAGAATGGGAAAAAGGGTGGACGCCCACCAGGGAGCGGAAAGAAGGCAGTTGCTGACCGTAACCAACGCCACATGCCTTTGGCATCGGTTATTCAGGGTGGAAAAACCGAAACCCAAAACCCAAACAAAAAACCCAATTCGGTTTCGGTTTCTGAAAATTTGGGTTCCGTGGGTTCCATAGATCTAGAATTAGAGAGAGATACTAATATTCCTTCTAGTTCTATTTCTGGGGAAACCGAAAACCCAAGCGTGGACATCTCTCCTGAGCTGGTCTCGCAGACCGTAGCGCGAATGATTGCTGCAACGGGCATGGAAGATCAGGCTGGTTACGCGGTCTCATTTGCCAAGAAGTGGATGAAGGCTGGGGCACAGCCTGATACGATCATCACCGCCATTCGTGCGCATACCGAGAAAATGCGCGGAAATACTGAGGAACCGAGAAAGTTCAAGGTCTTTGAGGCTGAGGTATTCCGCCAGATTGAGCTGCAGAATGTGAGAGACCGGCTTTCAGATGCTCAGGAGCAGGAACCGCAGACGGTAGCCGACCCTGTGAAGCCCTATGCCACCCAGAGGCTTCGAGAAGCTGAACGGCTTTGGCAAAGTCTTTTCCACCTCAATGACAGAAACATTGAGCGTGCTGATACTGCTTTTGCTGCTCAAGCGGAGAAACACGGCTTTCCTCCAGCAGATATCAAACGCCGCGTTGAGGATTATGCGGCCTATTACCGTGAACACCCCGCCATGATGGAGGCTGTGGGATGAGTTTCCGCACGCTATTGCGAAACTTGCGGTTGCAGGCCGAAGGTAAGCCCAACCCGATTGATGCCTTTGAAAATCTGAAAGCTGAATTGGCGAAAGAAAGAAAACGGCGCGCAGAGTCTGAACTGGAAATCACCACTCTGCAGCGCCGTTTGGATGCATACGAACAACCACGTGATGCCCGAGGACGGTACACCAGAAGAGGTAGGGCAGCAACGTGACCAAGAAAGAGCCAAAGGACATTCAATTCCGGGCAGGGGATTGGATTATATATCGGGAAGGGAAGATAGATGCCTTTCGTTTCCAGTATGCTTATGATGATGGCATACGTGCATTTGGTATTGGATTAGGAGAGAAATCCTTTCCACTGCGAGAATGCAAACTATTCCATCACGTTAGTGATGATGAACATGTTGATGCGCTCGAAAAACTTACATTGCATTCAGGCCCATCAGGTGAAGTTCTTCCAGAACGCCAGCAGCATGGTGACGTTGCAACCATCTGGCTGGAAGAGAAAGGTAAACCGGCAGTTGAGGTTTCCAGCTCATGCGGGCTGTTAAACAAGCTGCATACTTCTGGCGTGATTGGTGATGCCGAAGTGGCGGCAGCCCAGATGTGGGCGCGGGATTATGAGACCGGAATCATGGGTGCCAAAGATCCGGAAGCATCTAGTAAGGGCGGTAAGCCAGATCCTGAATATGTTTTGCTTGCCCGCATGCATGGGACAGAACGGTGCAGATATATTCGAGAGCACCTTGGAAAACGTTCAGAAGAATTTCTGTATAGTTTCCTGATCGACCATATGAGCATTTCTCAGGTTGCGGGGCAGCGCAAGCGTGATCGGCGTCAGATTTCTGGCGCCATTGAATTGCTGTTAGGGCAGCTGGCAGACGTATATGCAGAGATGCCTGGAAAACTGTGGTTCAATATCGAACCTAAAAAAGACGATAACTGATTTTTTAGAGTTATCTTGACTGTCCACAGATAATCTGTCTATTCTGGTATCCTATTCGAAGTCGTGTGCCTGAGAGGGCCACGGCTTTTTTTTATTTCCGAACAATACGAGCATACTTATGGGCAAGCGGCGGAGTATCTGCCGGGGCTCTATTGTGCTGCGCGGGAAAAAGCCGGTTCTGGTTTTAGGTGTTGATGGGCCTGAATGCCTTGTTGTTCAGTTGATCAACACCAATCCTCCTTATCATCGCAGTGATGTTGATCTGGGCGGCAGCGGTTTGCTGTTGCGCAATCGCATTGCACGTGCGGCACGTGTTGCCCGCGTGGCGCGGAGTGCATTGCGCTGTATGGCTGCCGACATTGGCCCGGCAGCAGAAGCGGATGTGCTGCGTGTAGAAGCTGCGGTGCAACGGGAAATGATGCTCCAGACAGGTGAACAAATTTCTGCAGGCACAATTCGCTCCAGCTGGAGGCCCCCAAAGTGGGGTGGTTGCGGAAGAAAAATTGGCGGTGCGCCGTCTGATTAAGCGAAACCCCCGCGCTGCGTGAACAGCCGGGGGTTTCTTTTTGTCCACCCCTGATTGACCCAGGAATGAACGTGTCTGATCTTAAAGATATCTGGCGTTTGGTACAAGTCATGAATGAAATTAAAGCATGGCGCTTCACTGTGATTATGCTTGTTGCTCTAATCACTGGTCTCGCATTTGCCATCGAAAAAGCGCTCCCCGGTGTGGCTGCAATCATTCAGGCATGCCGGTAAAAAGACGCAATGATAACGCTGACTTATCTGGCACCCCAGTATTGGGCACTCGCAAGATAAGTCGTACAGCACCCCAAAAACCCGCAAGATAAGTGTAGTTATCTTGCGGATTTGATGGGGTGAAAAACACCACATAATGTAGGGAAAACAAATGGTTAGCGGAGATCGTAACAGATCACCCGCGCCAGAGGCGGTGAAAGCCGCTCCAGTTTCTGCCGATGAACTGTGCATCCGGACGTGGCTGCATAACCGTGGCGAGAACACGCGCCGCGCATACGAGAGAGACGTGCGCGACCTGCTGGCATTTGCCGGGAAATCACTGAACGATATTGTGCTGCCCGACCTGCAGGCATGGTTCGACAGCATGGGCGATGCTTCCGATGCCACGCGCAGGCGGAAGCTTTCAGCCGTGAAATCTCTGCTTTCCTATGGCGCGGGAACTGGCGTTCTCTCTCATGATGCAGGATCAGCCTTCCGCATAGCGCGGGGGAGAGACACGCTGCATGAGCGTATTCTTACCCGTGAGCAGGTGATTGCGCTGATTGATGGTGAGGAAGAGCCACGCAAGCGGGCGCTGCTGAATGTTCTGTACCGTATGGGGCTGCGCATTTCAGAGGCCTGCGCTTTGCGTTGGCGAGATCTGACGCGCCGCCAGCAGGGCGCTGTTGCTTCCGTTTTTGGCAAAGGCAACAAGACGCGGCCCGTGCAGGTTCCTGCCAAACTGTTCAAAGAGCTCATGGCGCTCAGGGTTGATAGCGGGCCAGATGCGCCTGTTGTCCCCGGCCATGATGGCTGCTCGCTCTCGAAAGATGCGGCTCATCGCATCGTGAAGCGGGCAGCACGGCGTGCCGGATTGTCATCGCGTGTCTCAGCGCATTGGCTCCGGCACGCCCACGCATCGCACGCACTGGACAACAATGCCCCGGCCCATGTGGTTTGCGCCACGCTGGGGCATGCCTCTCTCGCCACAACCACACGTTACTCTCATGTGCGTGAGGGTGATGGCTCTGCAAAATATCTGGACTGACATCATGACAGACATACTCCAGCCCATGGACGATATACCCGCAGGCTACATGAAGGATGCTCAAGGGCGTCTGGTTCCTGTTGCGCAGGTAAAGCCGCAGGATCTTCTGGAAGATCAGCTAGTTCGTGCCATCCACAAAGAAGCGAAGTTTCTGGCGAAAGATCTGGCAGAATTCAAGAAGCGCGGTTTCAGTGAGGTTTCTGCGCTGCAATCCCTGCTGCACGAACAATACCAGGCCAAGCTTGGCGGGCCGAAAGGCAACACGACGCTGAGTAGTTACGATGGCCGGTTGCGTGTGTCTGTTTGCATGGGCGAGAGCATTTCCTTTGGGCCTGAGCTTCAGGTCGCCAAAAGCCTGCTGGATGAGCTTTTTGAGGAATGGTCTGAGGGCGCGAACGCGAACCTCAAAACCATTGTGATGGAAGCATTTGACGTGGGGCAAGAAGGCAAACTTTCCGCCACGAAAATTCTGGGGCTTCGCCGGCACAACATAGACGAGCCGCAGTGGAAGCGGGCCATGGATGCGATTGCAGACAGCATTCGTATCGACAGCACCAAAGCGTATCTGCGGCTTCATGTTCGGGAAACGCCGGAACAGTCCTGGCAAATGTTGCCGCTGGATCTGGCCAAGGCATGAAGCGCTGGCTGACGGATGTGCTTTCTGCGCGGCGTGAGAATTTCAAGCTGCGCCGGGAAATGGGCCGCAAGTCTCGGCAGCTAGAAGAACAGCACCGTGAAATACGGCGGCTGCAATCCATCATCATAAAATCGGGGATGTCATGCGAAAGAAAGAAGTGAACCGTTCTGGGGCTCGTGGTGGTCAGAAGCTACAGAAACATGGGCCTGCGCGTGGCACCAAGATGACGTCCGATTACAGCGTATGGGCGCGGGCAGCAGACCATTACGAGCGTCTGTCTTCTCGGGCACGTTTCCCTGGTATTCGGGTGTGGGCAAAGCAGCGTGCTCAGGATTGTTCTGACCGGGCTTATGCTGCACGATAGGTCATTGTTGATTTGAATGAACGAAGCCCTCGGCTGGTGACACAGCACGAGGGCTTCTTATTATCCACCCCTGGAAACGGCAGGAATGAACAGGCGCAAAGATAGCAGAGACAAGATGAACCTGTACAGCAGATTTTTTGGGCAAGAATTGCGTTTGGACATAGAGTTTCAGAGATCAACTCTTCTGCGTCTAGCCGCATTTTTTGCAACCATCGCATTGTCTAGCGTACCGGTTCTATGGTGCCTCGGGCATTTTGGGGTAATTGGACATCATGGGCTTTGATATCAAGCTGGATACATCGAAGGTGCAGAAAGCTCTTTCTGATCTCTCAGAAAAGGGCATCAGAGATGCTGCGGCTTTTGCGTTAAATATTACAGCCGCACGGTGTAAGCAGGATTTGATATCATCCATGGAAAAGGTATTTGATAATCCAACGCCGTTTACACTTAAGGCATGGCGAGTAGAGAGAGCAACACCAAGTAAACTCACGTGTTCAATTGAGGCGCGAGACTGGGCACCGAAAGGCACAGCTGCAGGGCAATACCTTAAGCCTCAAATGTATGGTGGTTCGCGCCCTATGAAGAAGTCTGAGAAAGCGTTAGCACCATTATCAGGTGGTCAATATGTTGTTCCTGGACCAGGCGCAGTATTAGATTCCTACGGCAATGTAAGCAAAGGTCAGATAGAGCAGATACTGAGCCGACTTCAGCTGATGCGCGATCCTTCTCAAAATGTGTCTGATAAAACAATGAGGCGGCTTCAAAGGCAGAAGAAGAATGCGCGAGGGCAACAGACAGAATATTTTATTGGCCGCGCAAAAGGAAATGGTCGGCCTACAGGAGTTTATAAGCTGGTAGGGAAAGGGCAGGTAGTGCCAGTCCTTTGGTTTGTTCAGAAGGCGCCATCATACAATGTTCGTTTGAAGTTTGCTGAAATATGTCAGGCAACTGTTGAGAGGGAGGCACCAAGGGCGATGGAATCTGCCATCAAAGGGGCCATCAAACGAGGGTTCAAGAGGTAAATCTCTACCCCTCCCTGTCAGGAGGGTTCATGGGTCCTTCCTGGGGTGAACCCGCACAAGGGGCATTCGAAGCCCGTTTGTTCCCTAGATATGGCAATTTTTTTAGGTTGCAGTTGCAGGTGAGATAGTGACGACGATCAGCCAGAGCGAGGCGGCGCGCCGCGCTGGCATCAGCCGTCCCGCTATCAAAAAAAACATTGATGCCGGCAAGATTAAATCAGACGGCGGTCGCGTAATCCTTGCTTCTTTTGAGGAATGGATGACCACCCGTTCAGGGGTGCAACCAGACCCGCAACCGGATGCAACCAAGGTTGCAGAAGGGGAAGCCGCTGATCTGTTGGCAAAAGGGCTTATGCCCACGGCAACAGCGTTTCAGGTTGAGCAGAATTACAAGGCCCTCCAACGCAAGCTGGAATATGATCAGAAGTCCGGACGTGTTGTAGATGCTGACTTGATTGCCAAGGCCGTGGGTGCCAAGTTCGCCACAGTGAGAACAAAGCTTCTGGCCATCCCTGCAGAGCAGGCACCCACACTGGCACGGTGCAAAACGCCAAGGGAACTGCGGGACCGTCTGGAGAAATTGATCTTTCGTGCCCTAGAGGAACTGACGCTGGATGCAGATCCCACAGACGGATTATCCAGAGGGGTATAAGTTTTTCCTCAAGCTCCTAGACCGAGCACAGCTTGAGAACCTGAAACCCCCGCCACGGCTGACGTTAAGCCAGTGGTCAGCTGAATATGCAGTGCTTTCTCGGGAGACAAGCGCACAGACCGGACGGTTTGAGGCTTACGTCTACCAGATCGGAATCATGGATGCGATTACGGATGATACCGTAGAGAAAGTGTCTGTGATGAAGTCAGCGCGTGTTGGCTACACAAAGATTGTGGATAATGCTGTAGGGTATTTTCTGCAGCAGGATCCATGCCCCATTCTGGTTGTGCAGCCCCGCGAAACTGACGCCGAGGATTACAGTAAAACGGAAATAGCCCCCATGCTCAGGGATACCCCTGTGCTGGCTGCCATTGCTCCGGACACCAAAGCCAAAAGTGGCGAGAACACTCTGCTGTCCAAGACGATGCGGAATGGCTCATCTCTCAAGCTGGTAGGGGCCAACTCTCCGGGTGGTTTCCGCCGTATCACCGTGCGTATCGTTATTTTTGATGAGGTGGATGGTTATCCGGTAGGTGGTGCGGGATCTGAAGGTGACCAGATATCTCTTGGTTCCAAGCGTTCAGAGACATTCTGGAACCGCAAGATCATCGCAGGATCCACACCTACGGTTGCAGGCCTGAGCCGAATAGAAAAACTCTATGAGGAGGGAGATTGCCGCCAGTTTCATGTTCCGTGCCCGCATTGTGGGGACATGCAGGTGCTGGAATGGGGTGAAAAGGAAACCCCATATGGCATAAAATGGGACTGTGACGAGAACGGAAAGCCGCTACCGGAAACGGCCTATTACGTGTGCCGACATAACGGCTGCATCATCACAGAAGCCGAAAAGGCCGATATGGTGGCGCAAGGGGAGTGGATAGCTTCCAAGCCCTTCAAGGGGCATGCCTCTTTCCATATCTGGACAGGCTATTCCCTTTCTCCCAATGCCACATGGGCGAAGCTGGTGGAAGAATGGCTGGATGTTTATCGGGATCCAATCCGGCGCCAGACATTCATCAACACAACCCTTGGCCTGCCTTACGAAGATAAAGGGGACGGTGCTCTTAATGAGCTGTCACTGGCCGCACGCGTAGAGGTATGGGAAGGCGAGGTGCCTTTCGGTGTCGTGGTGCTGACAGCCGGGGCAGATACGCAGGACGACCGTATTGAAATAGAGGTTGTCGGCTGGGGCCGTAATGAGGAACGCTGGTCCATCGCTGTTATTGTGGTGGATGGTGATCCTGAAATGCCCGAAACCTGGGCACGCGTGGACGATGTGCTGAAGCGCACATGGTACCGTGCGGATGGCAGACCATTCACCATTATGGCGGCGTGTATCGATTCAGGCGGCCATCACACCCAGAGGGTGTATGAATTCTGCCGCGCTCGGTTGGGCCGTCGCATTTGGGCGATCAAGGGTGAGTCTGCACGTGGGGGTGCCAGATCTCCAGTCTGGCCAACAAAACGGCCCAGCGCACGTAACAAGGCAAGCTTTCGTCCCGTCATCATTGGGGTGAACGCCGCCAAGGATGTCATCAGGGCGCGTCTGCATCTGCCGCAACCAGAGCCCGGTCAACCAGCCCCAGGGTATATGCACTTTCCGGCAGACCGGGATGTAAACTATTTCGCGCAGATGGTGTCCGAAAGGTCTGTGCGTAAAAGCATCAACGGCACAATCGTGCGTGTTTGGGAGCTTTTACCAGGGCGACGGAATGAAGCGCTGGATATCGCTGTTTACAGCTACGCAGCCCTCTGCGGTCTGATTTACATGGGCTTGAAGCTGAACAAACGGGCCGATGCCTTGGAAGCCGAAACAACAGAACATCCACCCGCACCAGAGCCAGTGCAGGAAGATGTGGATCCTTTCGCGGAAGAGCCTGTGAAAATGGCAATCACTGATACGCCAGCACAGGGAAAAACCGCAGAACCAAAGAAGAAAATGACCCGCATGGAACGGCTTGCTGCCAAACTTGCAGGGTAGGGGATAACAGAATGTGTGGTTATGGCCCGTTTGGGTATCGTTTACCGCAGGCTCATTTTGAGCCAGCCAGCAGTCTCTTGGCAGGACTGAGCAAGGCGCAGCTGCAACAGGCGCTAACCAACTGCCAGATGGCCCTGATTGCCCTGCAGGGTGGTCAGCGTGTGGCTTCTGTCAGCTACTCTCAGGGCGATGGCAGCCGTGCTGTCACGTACAGTCAGGCGAATGTCGGAGATCTATCCGCGATGATCAAAACATTGCAACGGCAGCTTGGTATGCCAGGCACACGCAGGCGTGCGCTTAGGCCGGTGTTCTAATGGGGCTGCGCGATACATTCGCGCGCTTGTTCAGTAACGATGCAGGAAAAAAGAGCCCACCCTCTCGCCGGGGTTTCAGTGCTCTTACAGGTTGGCCAGGTCTGCCGTATGACGCAGCAGACATTTATGGGCAACGTATGCAGGGGTGGAATCCTCCCCTGTTTTCTGCCGATACTGAGCGTAGCCCGTGGCGTAACCGGATTGTCAGCCGTGTGCGCGATCTGGTGCGCAATGATGGCTGGGCTTCCGGGGCAGTCACGCGTGTTCTGGATAATGCTGTGGGCGTCACGTTACGTCCGATCAGCAAACCAGATTATCGCTTTCTTGCGCATATCGCCGGCAACCCAGCATTTGATGCCACATGGGCGCATGAGTTTGCGCGTGCTGTAGATAGCAACTGGCGTTCATGGGCGAATGATCCATTACGGTTCAATGATGCCGAACGGATGCTGACGTTCTCCCAGCAAATGCATCTGGCATTTCGCCATCTCATCGTGGATGGAGATGCATTGGCCCATATCCCGTGGCTGGAGGAGAATATCGGTCTGGGGCGCGCCAGATATGGCACAGCAGTGCAGATCATTGATCCAGATAGGCTCAGCAACCCGCAGAACCAGTTTGATCTCAAAAACATGCGCAATGGGGTTGAGATCAACGATGCAGGCGTTCCTATCGCCTATCACATCCGGAACGCCCATGAGTGTGACTGGTATAGCGCATCAGAGGCGGTAACCTGGTCTCGTATCCCGCGGGAAACATCGTGGGGACGCCCGCAGGTTGTGCATTTCTTTGAACATCATCGTGGTGGCCAACATACGGGCGGTACCGGCATGCTTACGCCTGTCCTGCAACGCCTGAAAATGCTGATCAAATATGATGGCGCTGAAATGGACTCTGCCATCCTGAATGCCATTTTCGCGGCGTATATTGAAAGCCCATATGATGAGGGGATGACTGCCGAGGCATTGGAAGGTGGGGATGAAACACTAGGTGCATATCAGGAAATGCGCGGGGTGTTTCATAAGCAGCATAATATTTCCATGCAGGGATCACGTTTGCCGATCCTGTTCCCTGGTGAAAAGATCAACACGGTCACCGCAGCCCGTCCGGCCAGCAACTTCAGGGAGTTTGAAAGAGCAACCCTGAACAACATTGCCAGTGGTGCTGGCCTCGCGCCCATGCAGCTCAGTAACGACTGGTCCGATGTCAATTATTCATCGGCTCGTGGTGCGCTGCTGGAGGCATGGAAAACCATGAAGCGGCGGCGCGAAGAATTCTCCATAGGGTTTGCTTCTCCCGTGCGTCTGGCATGGCTGGAAGAGTCCATGGAGGCCGATAACCTGCCGTTGCCTGCAGGCGCTCCCAGCTTCCTAGAGGCGCGGCATGCTTATGCACGGTGCCGGTGGCTTGGTCCTGGTCGCGGCTGGATTGATCCAGTTGCCGAACGCCAAGGGGCCATTCTTGGCATGGATGGTGGGCTGTCCACTCTGGAAGATGAATGCGCTGAAAACGAAGGGCGCGATTGGGAAGAGAATGTTGCCCAGCGTGCAATCGAAATGCAGGCCTTCAAAGACCTTGGATTGCCATTGCCTGAATGGAGCGGCGGAGACCCAGCAGACAAAGCAGATAAGAAACCGGACGCAGAATGAAACAATACGCGCATACACAGGCGCTGATCGGAGCACCGCTGGCGCTTTCCAGCCGCAAGCTGGATATTGTCCGGGGGCTCTTGGCCAGCGGTGCTGATGATAAAGCACTGTTCGGACCTGTTGATGATGATGCCCGCTATGCAGCCCAACGCATCACAGAGAATGTTTCGGGCATTGCTGTCATATCTATCAAGGGCATTTTGCTCCCAGGCAGCAGCAATGGCTGGTGGTGGGGTGGTGCAACTTTCTACGATGACATCAGCAACGCTATCAATTTGGCTGCACAGGATGAAACTGTTCGTGGCATTATCCTGCATGTGAACAGCCCAGGCGGTGCTGTTGCCGGCTGCTTTGATACGGGAGACCGCATTTACGCAGCGCGGGAAAGCAAGCCCGTAATTGCAATTGTGGATGAGCAGGCCTGTTCTGCCGCATATGCTCTGGCCTGTTCTGCAGACACAATTGTCCTGCCACGCACGGGTGAGGTGGGATCAATCGGTGTGGTTTATCTCCATGCCGATATCACGAAATTTCTGGATGAAACGGGCATCAAGGTCACGACATTTCAGACCGGGGCGCGCAAAACGGATACATATCCAACCACGCCCATGTCCGAAGATGCCCAGAAAATCATCCAGAGCGACATTGAGAGCATGGGCAAGCTGTTTTTTGAAACAGTGGCACGAAACCGTGGGTTGTCTGCACAAGATGTGCAGGACATGGAAGCCGCCGTTTTTTATGGGCAGGATGCCGTATCTGCAGGTTTGGCAGATGCTGTCATGTCACGCGATAGCGCCTTTTTAGATTTTCTGGCGCATCTGAAGTAAATTTTCCATATCGGAGAAAATAGAGCATGCCAAAACCAGCGCTGATGAGCAGCTCTGCTATCAGTCCATTTGCGCACCTTGCTTCCCCTGGAGCAGGTGCAAATGCTGCCAGCGGCAGCGCAACCCCTGCAGCTGATGCTGATCCAGAAAACAAGGATCCTGATAGCGAAGGCGATCAGGAAAATGAGGGCGGCAAAAAGGGCAAAAAATCCAAGCGTGCCGAAGATACGGACAATGAAGATCCGGACGGCACGGATGATGATGATGAGGATGACGAAAAGGACCCGAAGGCCCGCGCCATTCGCTTGCGCGAACGTGGCCGGTGCGCTACCATTTTCCGTTCTGCCGCTGCCGGCCGCAATCCTGCTGCCGCTGCTGAAATTGCATTTGGCACCAGCATGACGCGTACGGCGGCAGTCAACCTGTTGCGCACAGTTGCCCCGGCAGCATCTGCACAGCAGGAACCTGCACCCGCCGCAGATCAGGCAGGCTACGCTGCACTGCGCACGCGCATGCAGAACGAAGGACATGCCCCCGTAGCCCCGCAGGGTAGCAGCCAGCAAGATGAACGCCCTGGAGCCCGCATGGTCCGCTTGAACCATGCCCGTATGGGAGGTAGCCGATGAGCTATGGTTTTTACCCCAGCGCACAGCAGGTTGTGTTTGTTCCGGATCAGCTCATTGCCGGCAACCTCAAGCTGGTCACGGAGACAGTCACCTTTGCCGAAGGCAACACGCTTCAGCGTGGGCAGGTTGTCGGGCAGGTAACTGCTACCGGGAAATATATCCCGTGCGTCAAAACGGCTACAGACGGATCTCAGACCCCATGCGGCATTGTGGTTGATGCCGTAGATGCCTCTGCGGCTGATGCCACAGGTGCCATCTATGAGATGGGCGAGTTCAACTCGAATTACATGATCTTTGATGCAAGCTGGACGGTGGATACCCTGAAACCTGCTCTGCGTCAGTTCTCCATCTTTGTGAAGACCGGAGAGTCCAACGCTATCGTGTGATAGCGTTTTTCCAATAGTTTCAGGAAAATACTGAATGTCCGGAACAACCGGCGCAGCAGGGGTGCAGCAGGCGCTTCTGCCGCTTCTCAGTGCATATAGCGTAGCTGAGCTCGTTTATTTTGTCCAAAATGCCAAAACGGCACAGACCTTCCTGCTGGACAATTTCTTTCCCAATATCGTGGAATCTGATGCGCCAGAAGTGGCGATTGATGTCGATGTTGGTAAGCGGCGTATGTCGCCTTTCTGCTCCCCCTTGGTCGAGGGGAAAATGGTGGAAAGTCGCCGGTGGCAGACCAACCTGTTCAAGCCTGCTTACGTTAAAGACTGGCGTAATCCAGATCTGTTGAAACCCGTGCGCCGGAACATTGGCGAACGGTTGATGGGTGGAATGACCCCGGCACAACGTCTGGAAGCCAATCTCGCGTATGAGATGACAGACCAGATTGATATGATCAATCGTCGCCTGGAATGGATGGCAGCGTCTGCTCTGGTGTACGGGACAGTCACCGTTAAAGGCGAAGGTTACCCGGCAACAGTCGTTGATTTCCAACGTGATCCAGCCCTTACCATTGCGCTTACAGGTGCTGCCCAGTGGGGACAGAGTGGTGTTTATCCTTCGGACTACATCACAGTCTGGGCAGCCTTGGTCTTACAGAAATCTGGTATTGCACCGCGAGACATCGTGTTTACAAATTCCACATGGAATGCGTTCAAAAGCGATATCAAGGTTCTGAATGCCATTATCTGGCCTGGTAAGGTGGGTGGCTCCGATGTTGATCTTGGTGGCCGCGTTGATAAGGGCGCCATCTTTATGGGGAAATGGGGCCAGTTTAATCTTTGGCTGTATAACGACTGGTATGTTGATCCAGATACAGATGAAGAAGAACCCATGATCCCGGATGGGACGGTTATTCTGACAGGCCCTGGTCTGGAAGGTACCCGTGGTTTCGGTCTTATTCTCGACCCTGCTTTTGCCTATGGTGCGCTCGCTTACGCACCAAAGATTTGGTACAAAGAAAACCCTGCAACCATCAATCTGATGATGCAGTCTGCTCCAATCGTCATTCCTTCTCGTGTGAACTGCTCCTTGTCGGCAACCGTCATGGAAGCGGGTGCTGCAGTGTCTGGACCGACAGGAACCTGATAAATGACAGAACAAAACACAACGCCTGATGCACCCAAGAAGAGTGTGCAGAAGGGCGACACAGTTGATGTCGTCACGCTTATCCCTGTTTATCCGCAGGTTGGGCGCCGTCCGTGGCCTGTAGGCACCAAGATGCCTGTTCCCAAATATCGTGCAGATCTGTGGGTAGCGCGCAAGATTGCCCGTGTGGCCCGTGATGGTGAGCAGCCTGCTCCCAATACATTGCAGGCTGCATCCATGCCGCCTGCGCCGGACATGAAAGCACCACCGGCTACACAGGGCTGATATGGTCGGACCAGTAGATTGGGATCAACTGGTTCTGGCCCCATGCCAGAATGTGTTCGGAGAGGAAGTCCAATGGATTTCCTCTCTTAATCCAGATCCTGTTCTCGTCACCGGCATTTTCGATAATGGCTACAAAGCCATGCCACTCGAAATTGTGGACGGTCTTTCGCCCACGCACGTAACTACGGCAGATGCGCGGCTAGGTGTTCAACTCTCGCAGTTTGCTTCAGCACCACAGCAGGGTGATCTTTTTCTCATACGTGGGAAGCAATACCGTGTGCGTGAAGTGCAGCCTGATAGTCATGGTGCTGCTGACATTCTGCTGAATAAGGCGGACGGTGAAAATGCTGTATCGGGTCATGTTCCGCGACAAAATCGCGGAATTGCTCCGGAAGACTACTGACGCCGGCCAAAGTGTTTTTACGCATCGCACGGCGCCTGTAAAACCAGAAATGCTTCCGGTTATCTTTGTTGCCATACCTTCCGAAACGGGCACGTCATTTGGGCGTGCTCAACCGGGCTTCAATAAGATTGTAAAAGTTGAGGTTGTGGCAAAAGTTGCTGGCGGAACTCCCGAACAGGTTCGGGAGAATATGGACCAGATTGCCGAGCAGATCGAAATGGCCGTAATGTGCGATCAGGATCTGCAAAGATTTATATCGCAGGTAACAGATTTCAATCTGGAACAAGGTTTGCTGGATGATGCGGAAGATCATCTGGGTGCCGTAAAAATCACATTCGGTTTGGAATACCAGCAGGACTACCCTGTTCCCGGTGTAGATCTTCAAGAAATTACTGGCCGTGTAGGTACTGCGGATGAAGGCATGACCGCTCCCGGCCTAAGAGTTGATTTTCCTCAATAGGAATTCTCCATGTTTGTAAAACCGGCAAAGGACCGATTGGTCCGGTGGCCTGGCACAATGCGCCTGCTGAATGCGGCAGGTGAAAATGTGCCCGACACAAGCTTCTGGCTGCGTGCGCTGGCGCGTGGCGATGTGCAGAAAGCAACCCCAACAACCAGCCAGAGCGTGCCGGCTGCAGCCCCTGCTCAGGCGCAAACAGAGAAGGGGGCGTAATTGACTGTTACAATCCCCGGTTATTCAGACAATAACCGTGTTCCGGGCTTCTATTTTGCCTTGGACAATTCTGCAGCAAATACGGCCAGCGCTGCACGGCGCGTCATTATTGTTTCCCAGATGCTAAGCACTGGTAGTGCTACTGCTGGCGTTGCCGAAATCTCGGGAGGCTATTCAGACGCTATAGCCAAATATGGCAGGGGCTCCCAGTGTGCGTTGATGGTCAAAGCCTATCGTGATCTGGATAGTTCCGGTGAGCTGTGGGTGCTGCCTCTGGCGGACGATACTGCATCAAAAGCGGCCAGTGGCACATGGGCCATTACTGGCACGGCAACAGCTGACGGTACACTGCCTCTGTATGTTGGGGATGTTCTGATCCCGGTAGGCGTTTCCTCTGGGGATACAGCCGCAACAGTTGCCGCCAATGTGATCACTGCAGCCAAGTCTGTTACCACGCTGCCAGTTTCCCTTACTGCATCTAATGGAACAATCACGGCAACGGCCTTGAACAAAGGCTTGGCCGGGAATGATATCCTGTTGGGTTCCTGCCTGTTGGGCACCGCTGGGGGGCAGTCTGTTCCTGCAGGCCTGTCTGTTGCCATCACCCAGATGTCTGGTGGCACACAAAACCCCACCACGCTGGCCACAGCGCTGGCGAATCTGGGGGAGCGTGTCTATGACCTCTATGCCCATCCGTATGTCGATACAGCGAGCCTGAACGCGTTCAAGCAGCTGTTTGACAATACAAGCGGTAACTGGTCTCCCATGAGGCAGCTTTATGGTCACCATATCGCAGCGTATCGTGGCACATATGGGCAGGCAACAGCGTTCGGCATTACGCAGAATGATCCGCACGGCACCATCATGCCTATTTCGGATAGCCCATCTTCTCCCATGATCTGGGCTGCCCAGCTGATGGCTGTTACGGCAGTGTCCATGCGGGAAAATCCAGCCCTTCCTGTTCGTGGCCTATCTCTTTCCGTTTTGCCACCGACAGATGCAGGGCGCTTCACATTCGATGAGCGTGCCAGCCTGCTATATGATGGCCTGTCCACCTTTACCGTGGCCGACGATAATACGGTACTGACGGAGCGTCTGATCACAACCTATCAGACCAACAGTGCGGGTGTGTCCGACAATAGCTATCTGGATATTGAACGACTGCTGACGGCAGAAGTCTGTCTGCAGGATATGCGTTCGTATCTGGCATCCACGTTTAATCGGTTCATTCTGGTTGTTGATGGTAGCAAAATTCCTGCTGGCGCGAAGGCAACTACGGCACAGTTGGTCGGAAAAGCCGCAGCAGCCCGCTACAACTGGCAGTGCCAGCAGCTCTGGGCGCAAGATCCCAGCACGTTCTCTGCCAATCTGGTCTCTGAAAATGCCGGGAATGGTGTGGTGAAAATGCTGCTGCCATTCAAATTTGCTGATCAGCTCTGGGTTATCGCAGGCGATGCCCAGTTTGTGACATCCTGAACGGGGAAAATATGTCGGGTTCTCTTTATCGCGGCCCCCTAGCGGGTGTCGCATCCCTTACAATCAATGGTGTGCCGTTTAACGTAGTGGGGGAACTGCAATGGCAGCCCTCAGGAAACCAGAATGAAACCCTCAAAGGTCAAACAACCGTTGAGGGTTTTTCGTCCATGCCCAACCAGGGGTTCATTCAGGCAACCTTGCGTGACCGCCGGGATATGAAAATTTCTGACTTGCAGGGCGGCAGCGGTTTCGATGTTGTGGCAACCTTGGCAACCTTGGCAACCTTGGCAACCTTGGCAAACGGCAAGATCATTACGTGCGTCAATGGCTGGCAGGTTGAAGTTATCAACGTCAACACTCAGGAAGGCACGTTTGAATTCCGGGTGGAAAGCGACACTGTAACCGAGGATACTGTATCGTGACCATGTTGAGCGATGAAGATGTTCTATCTGCCGTGAGTGATCCTCAGGAGGAAGTTGTCGAGGAAATTCCTGGTGTTTTTCATCTGGAAAAGCCGATTACAATCAAGGGTGGAGAAACATTCGAAACCCTGAAATTGCATGAGCCTGCTGTGTTTCATGCGCTACAGGCCACCAAGGTTATTGGTCGCAAACCTACTCTGGAAAGCATTTATGATTCCCAGATCAGTATGGTTTGCCAGATCAGTAAATGGCCTCGGCTAGCCGTAGATCAGTTGCCCTCTCATATTCTGGATGCGGCAACTGACTTCCTTGGTCATTTTGAGGAAGATGCACGGCGGAACCCTGATGAGGAACCGGATCTCACGCCAGAGCTGACGATCACGTTTAAGCCTGGCATTGAGGCTGTGAACAAAACCTTCAACGTCATGGACTTGCGTGAGCCGGTAGTGTCAGAACGCCGTGCATTCAAATCGTTTGAATCACGCCAGACGTTTGAAGGGCTCATGTCTGGCGAGATTGATCTCGTAGAACGGATCAGCGGCTGGCCAAAGGCTGCAGTCCTCAAAATGCCGATCAGTAAGTTTGCTCGTGCAGCGGATTATCTGACCGGTTTTTTTATGCATGGCCGGACAACTGGGAACAACTGACCGCAGATCTCTGCACCGTGTTCTCGGGCTGGTCTCTATCTGATGTTGAAGGGCTGAGCGGTAGCCAGATGATGTTCTGGGTAACGCAGGCCAACCGTATAGCGGAAAAACAGCGCAAGGAGAGTGCAGTCCGTGGCCGCAACCGCTGAAGTTAAAATTACGGCAATAACAGACCGTGCCAACAAGGTTCTGGATAACTTCAATAATAAGATAGCTGCCCTGCAGGCTCCAGTGCGTCACGCACAGCGGAGCCTCAAGCGGTTTTTTGATATCACCGGCGTTACGCGCATGCGTAAAGGCATGGCGGATCTATCGCGCTCTACACTGAACGCGTTTAGGTCTGTCGGGCGTCTGGTGCCTGAAATGGGTATCCTCACCAGCGCATCCTCTATTGCTGGTGTGTACAAGCTGGCTTCTGCCTGGGCTACTTTCGGCACTAATCTGCGCACAACTGCGCGTAGTATCGGCATGAACCCGGGCCGGCTTATGGCGCTGCGCAACGCAGCTCGGCTTTCGGGTGGATCTGCCGATGCCATGGGGGGTGCTTTAGGGCAGTTGGCAAACCTCAAGTGGGAGGTGCCAAATGGGTTTGCACCACAGGCGGCGGCGCAGCTTCAGGCATTTGGCATTCGGGTGGAGGAACTGAAAAAACTTTCCCCCGACCAGATGTTCGACCGGATCGCCAAGAAAATTCGTGGCATTAAGAACCCAACGGCGCAAGCCATAGCGGTTACCAGTTTGTTCGGTGAGCAAGCAGCAGGTCTTCTTCCAATTTTTCAACAGTCTGAACGTGAATTCCAGAATAATATCCGTCTGGCCAAGCGTTACGGAGTGGTGAACAAGGCAGGGGCAGATGCCGCGGCTAGAATGCAGAAATCTCAGCAAGAACTTTCTTTGGCTGTGGAGGGGTTTGGTTATTCTATCGCTGAGGCAGTAGAGCCTAGTATTACAGGGCTTGTGCGTTGGATGGCTGAGTTGATTGCCGCCAACAGAAAGTGGATCGCACAGGACCTGGCCGGTTATGTCAAACGCATTGTAACGTGGCTGCAAACTGGTGGCTGGAATGAAATAGAAACCCGTATTTCCGGGGTTCTGCAACGTATCAAAAGTGTTGTTGATTACCTTGGAGGCTGGAAAGCTGCGGCAGTAGCTGCTGTTGCTGGCATGGGTGCTTTATGGGGTGCTCCTGTTTTGGGTGGTCTGGCATCCATAGTCGCTGCTGTCGGTGGAATTTCAGCTGGTTTCCTAGCGGCAACAGCGGCTGCAGGTGGTTTGTTGGCTGCTATTGGCAAGCTTTCGCAGACTGATAGTGGCAGAAACTTCCTTGATGGAATGCCTGGATTTTCATGGCTAGACGATTTCCTCTCTCGCTACACGCCTTTTGGTCGCTCCTATGATGACCAAAGAAAATCCATGTCTGCCCAAAACCTTGGCGGGTCTTCCTCAATCGCCGCGGGCCGTAGCATCCAGTCTTTCTTTATGAGGAATGGATACACCTCAGAACAAGCCGCGGGATTGGTGGCAAACCTGTCTCAGGAAAGTGGATTTAATCCTGATAAGCCGGGAGACAACGGCACGGCCTATGGCATGGGCCAGTGGCATTCAGATCGGCAAGCTGACTATTTACGGTTGTATCACCATCGCATGCAGGATGTACATGGGGATCAGGCACGTGATGAGCAGCTTAACTTCATGATGTGGGAGCTCAAAAACCGCAGCTATCTGGGTGATAGTCAGCTACGGCGTGCGGGCACTGCATCCCAAGCTGCGGCAATTGCCTCTGTTGATTATTTCCGACCAGGGAAAACCCAGGCAGATCAGCTTGCAGAAATGCAGAGAAGGGCTGGTCTGGGAAGAGACTGGAGTTCTGCATTAACGCCTACTGCTTCGCTACCTTCTGCATCTTCTCAGGGGCAATCGCCCTATGACAAAATGCTTCTGGACTTGCATATTTCTGCCAAAACACCGGCAGGCACCACGGTAAAAGCAACCAGTCGCAGCGGTAATCTGCATGTTGCCAGCGTTAAGCAGCAACGTGCGATGGATCCTGAAAACAGTTCCATAGGGAATTAACGCCATGTCCGGCACACTTACCACTCTGGCAGAAGAGTATTTGCAATGCTCCTTCCGGGGCGTTTCGTTTGTTGTGCTGGGCAGCGGCGGGCAGGCAGGCCGCAAGCAGGCTGTGCATGATTATCCATACCGTGATGGCGTATGGACAGAAGATCTAGGGCGCCGTGCCCGGATGTATCATGTGCGTGGGTTTGTGTGCGGGCCTGAATATATGGCGCAGAGAGATCTGCTGATTAACGCAGCAGAAGCGGCAGATGCCGGTTTGCTGGTTCACCCAACACTTGGGATTTTGCGGGTTACATTAAGCAATTTCTCATGGATGGAACCAGACGGCATTATGGGCCGTATTGATGTTGATTTCGATTTTCTGGAACAGAAAAACTATCTCAGCACAATCATTCAAACATCTCTGGATGCAGCCATTGGCGCGGCAGCTTTGGCCGCACAGATGGTCGGCAGCACCACATATTCAGGTGCGGTTACATCATCCCTGTCTGTTGGCAACCCGGTTATTTCCGCAGCCCAAAGCGTTGTTGGTGGCTGGGGAGGCTTGGCCAGTTCTGCCATACGTTCACCACGTGTAAACAGCGCGGCCATTGCTACGCTACCAGGCAATAATGGGCGTTATGCTGCGGGCAATGCTGGAACGATAGACAGCACAGCAACCGTTGATTCCGTCCTGCAGAATCTAACAGCTTCCCGAACGAAAATTGATAGCCTGATTGCAAATGCCCAAGAGCAAACTACAGCGGCTTCTCTAGCTGATGCTGTGCTGGATGTTACGGAACAACTGCGTCAATCCATCAATGACCCGGGCACGCAGATTAGCGTATTGCTGCCAATGGCCACGTATAAGATTGATGTTACGCCATCATCAGCACCTATCGGATCCGCTATTGCCACGGCATCTACATCTACCGCGCAGATCTGCTGCTGGATGGCCTTTACGTCTATCGCGCTGGCATGCGCTACCTGGCAGCCAACATCAGCTGAGGAAGCGGAAAACCTGCGGTTGCGTGTGGCTACCTTGCTGGATGATGCCGCCACAGAAGCAGCAGATGCAGGGCTTGATGATATGTGGCGGGCTCTTCGCTCACTTCGTGTTCAGGTCACCACAGATCTGTCACAGCGTGCAAGCCAACTGCCAGACCAGATTACCATCACACGCAATGCGCCGGTTCCAGCTCTGGTTCTGGGGCAGCAGCTATATGCAGATGCCAGCAGGGCGCCAGATCTGATCCGGCGGGCAGATCCCATACATCCCGCATTTATGCCCACGCAGTTTGAGGCTTTGTCTTCCTGATGTCAGTGCTTTCAACAGTATCTGAATTTGTTGGCTATGATCAGAAACCTTCCAATGCGGTTTCAATCACAGTCAATGGGAACCAAATTTCAGGCTGGAGTAGAGTTTCCATTCGCATGGGGGTGGATATCATGCCCTGGACAGCCATGCTGGAAACAACTCTGTATCAGCCAGATACAGGCGCAAGCGTAGATATCCCTTCCGGATCGGCGTGTGTCCTGTCTATTGGCGGAGATAAGGTGCTCACTGGATATGTGCAGAGCGTATCAGAAGAGCTTACGTCGCAGGAGCACGTTTACCGTGTGGTTATAGCCTCCAGATCGGTGGATCTGGTGGAATGCTCGGCTGAGTTTTCAACATACCAGATGAATAACACAACGGCCTTGGGCATTGCCCAGCAGGTTTGTCAGCCATTTGGCATCAGTGTTTCCGCAGTTGGTGGTGCGGGCGATATCCAGATACAGCAGTTTTCTGTTATTCTTACAGAAACCGCCTACGAGGTTATTGAACGCGTATGCCGTTTGGCAGGCTGTATTTTCTATGACCAGCCAGATGGATCCATTGTGCTCAGCCCTGTTGGAACAACGGTTGCCAGTGGAGGGGTGCAGCAGGGCGTTAATATGGAACGTCTGGTTTCTCTTTCGTCATTGGAAGGCCGGTTTTCCAATGTGCAGGCCATTATTCAAAATCCAGCCATTTTGTTTACGCCTCCATCTGATGGAGACAAACTGAGCCAACAGATGCAGGCGCAAACGGCACCATCTGAGGCGAGTGCATCAGATCCCGGTGTCCCACGCCGCAGGCCACTCCTTATCCCTGTGGAGTTAGGGGATGCTGATTATAGCGTTGCACGTAAACGCGTGCAGTGGGAAGTGGCACGGCGCTATGGGCGTTCCCAGGTGATTGAGGCAACTGTTAGCAGCTGGCGGGACGGATCAGGCGCTTTATGGATGCCCAATACGATTATCCCTCTTACGCGCGCGTCCAGTAGCCGGAATGATCTGCTGTTGGGCGAATTGGAGCTGGTGCAGGGAGAAGATGGAACGCACGCCAATATGGTGTTGATGCCATCCAGCGCATTTGTTCCAGAACCCTTGGTTCTTCCGGTAGAACAGAATGAAGCCATTGCTGCAGTGAGCAGGGACTGATGGCATCTCCTTTACAGCGTCTTGGGCGCCGGGTGATGATGGCCTTGGGTCTGGCACGCCAGACATCGGACACAGATGAAAGCAAATCCACACCTACCATGCAGCTGGCATTGGCTGCTGGTGAAATGCGCTCTGATGTTCCCCTCATGCAGCAATATGGTTTTCGCAGCAGACCAACATCCGGTTGTGATGCTGCTGTTCTGTTTCAAGGGGGCGATAGAACACGGGGAGTTGTGATTGCCACAGGTGATCAACGTCATCCGCCTCCCAGACTACAGCCCGGAGAGGTTTGTCTTTTCCACCCAACGTCCGGAAGCTCCATAATCCTGAAGGAAGATGGCAGTATTTCCATTAATTCCGGTAAGAACAAAATCAATGTGACCTGCAGTAGTATGGATGTTTCCGGAGACATAACCAGTACGGGAACAATCACCAGTCAGAAAGACGTTGTGGCTGGCAGCATCAGCCTAACAGACCACACGCATCCAGTTACGGATGCACCAGGTGAAACTGGCGCGCCAGAGGGATAATATGGATATTGCAATCCGCTGGATACCAAATGAATGCCGCGGCGATTTTGTTATTGAGGGCGGAGATATTGCGCTTGATAGCCCGTTAAAATCTGCGGTTATGGTCAGTCTGTTTACTGATCGCGTGGCACCGGAAACAGTTACGGCAGATGCAGCCGCGGTTGGTATTCGTGGCGCTCCAGATGCTGCTGGTTCCAATAAGGAAGATCGGCGCGGCTGGTGGGCAGATGCATATGCAGAAATGCCTATTGGATCTCGCCTATGGCAAATGGCTCGGACCATTAAGGCTGGGCAAACTGCTGCGCTGCGTGAGGTTGAGGCTATTTGTTACGAGGCCCTCGAATGGCTGGTAACTGACGGTGTGGCGCAATCGATTAACGTGACGGCAGAATGGGCCAGTGGATCCTCGCCGGCACTTCTATTCACAGTGAAAATTACGGAACCCGGTAAAACAGCCACGCAGGAATTCCTGTTCTCGTGGGCATGGGAAGGGATGATCTAGCAGATGCCATATGCACGGCCTACGCTGACGCAGCTGCGCCAGCAGGCATTACAGGATGTTCTGGACGGCGGAATCAGCAATGTTTCCGCCGTTTTGCGTTTTTCTGTCATCACTGTCATTACCTATGCCTTAGCTGGGCTGGCGTGGCTGCATTATGGATACCTGGACTGGATAGCCAAGCAGGCCGTGCCATGGACGGCTACAGACGAGTATCTGGCCGCATGGGGGGCATTGAAGGGGATTTACCTGAAGGATGCCACAGCGGCTTCTGGTAGCGTTACATTCACTGTCACTGGTAACAACATTATTCCGGCCGGAACCACAATCATTCTAGGCGGGGCGCTTTCAGCCATAACGACTGCAGATTCAGTTACGGCAAATGGTCAAACAGTTGCCCAGGCTGAGTGCTCCAGCACTGGCGCTGCCGGTAACATTGCAGCCGGATCTCTGGCTACGTTGTCCAGCCCAGTTGAAGGTGTGCAGACGACTGGATCCGTTAGCACTGCCTTTACAGGTGGAGCAGATATTGAAACGCAGGATGAGTTCCGTTCCCGCGTTCTGGATGCCTATCAGAACCCCGGTGGATACGGCACGGAAGCAGATTACAAGGAGTGGGCCGAAGCAGTGGCGGGCGTAACCCGTGCATGGGTTGTGCCTAACGGCTTTGGATCTGGCTCTGTAGTCATCTACGTTATGATGGATGATGCAAATGCTGCAGAGGGTGGCTTCCCACAGGGAACAGATGGCGCGTCCAGCAATGATACGCGCTATACAACTGCTACAGGTGACCAGCTCACGGTAGCAAACGCTGTATGGGAAAAAGAGCCGGCAACACCGCTAGTTGTTGTGTGTGCGCCAATTGCCCAGGCGACAGACTTTGTGATCTCAGATCTTGGGTCTGAGAATACTGAAGCAAACCAGGCGCTCATCAAAGCGGCTTTGCAGAATATGTTCCTGCGTTTGAGCGGCCCAGGTGTGACCATTCATGAAAATGCATGGCAAGAAGCTGTCGCGGCCATCGGGCTGTCGTCTTATGATATCACTAGTCCATCTGGCCCTATTGTTCCGGAAACAGCAGGGGCCATGCCTGTTCTTGGAACACTGACAACGGAGAGCTGATATATGGCGGCTCCTATCTTCTCTGTTGAGAATTTCCGTAGCGCCGTTTTATCTCTCCTGCCGCGTGGTCCAATCTGGTCTCGTTCAGTTGATGGCGTTTTATACAAACTAGCTGGGATTTGGGCTCAGACTTTCCAACGCAATGGAGAGAGAGCTTCCAACCTGCTGACTGATGCATTCCCAGCTACAACAGATGAGCTTCTTCCAGAATGGCAGAAAACGCTGGGACTTCCCGATGCAGTTCAAACCACAACACCTACGCTTGCACAGGCGCAAGGGCAGGTAGTGGCACGGCTATGCGGTGATCAAAGTATCAGCATACCTGCATTGGAAGCTCTCGCGAAAACACTTGGGTATAGCGCAACAATTACGCCGTGCAGCGCATCTTATTTTGGCATGCCATTTGGCTCTCCCTTTGGTGGGGAGGAGTGGAATTTTGTCTATATCATCACTGTAGATTCACCCAGCACGGATGATCATACGGTGTTTGAATATGAAATGCGGCGTGCATCCCAAGCGGGAACAACCATATATTTTGAATATACAGGTTAAACGATGGATCTTTTAATCGCTCCTGGCACAGTTGATGTCAGCAAAGCTGATACTGCCCCAACAACAGGAAAGCCCGGATGGGCAACAGATGGAGATCCGGTTAAGCAAATTGCACGCACGGTTTTTCCTGCGTATGCGTACAATGCCCTATTAGCAGAGATATATAACGTTATTGTCGGAGCAAAATTAACTCCTGACAGGAATGATAATACTCAGCTGTTCAAGGCAATTAGCCAGATTGCGACGGGATCTGAAAGTGCATACTTCCTCAAAAGCGGAGACACGGCCGCCTGGGTAACCTCCAACGGTTGGATTGTGGCAGGGAACTCCCGTGTTATGTCGGGTGGCTCTGGAGCAAATGGGGCTATTCAGGCTGGGGATTATGTATGGTCTGATGGAATAACGGCTTACGGCTATGGCAAGATGGCGGTTTCGCTATCTGTGACAGACGTAAACGGCAAAGGCAGTGATTACAGATCAGGCGGACTTCTGCAGTTTACTGCATATGATGGCACCCAAACGAACTTCTATTTTCGTGGCGACGGTTACATCTATGATCCGAGTGGAAATAAGTTTCTAAAGGCTGCAGATCTAACGAATTCTCTTTCTGGATATTTGGAGAATTATAATCCTGGTATTGCACTAGCTTTGCCGGGAACATCTTTATGCGTAAATCCGGCAGATGGTCGTGCCTATCTAGCGTATGCTGGGAATACAAAAATTGCGGCATTGGCATGGAATTCTGATCTAACCGCTGAAAGCAGTGCGCGTGCTAATGCAGATACTGCGGTGCAAAATTCCATCGATGGGAAACAGCCTGCAGGAAACTATATTATAGGCCTTAGCGGCGGTAAACTTTTGCAGGATTTTATAGTGGCCGTTGATAGCAGCGGCGTGCACGACATTACACTACCTCAAGCTCTGTCTTCTGCGCCAACGTCAGTTGTTATCAGTCACGGTTTGACAAATGGCAGTAACGCTTCTGTATCAGTTTTGGGCGGGTGGGCAGCAACGGGGTTCCAAATTCAGACAAATGGAGCAACCAGCGTGAACTTTCTCGTATCAGGAACACCGTGATGACTGACGTGAAAACACTGTATCCCGATCGTTACTATGCCAGTTACGATAAGACAGCTCAGCAGCCCACTCGTGTGACTGGTTGGTATGATACGTGGGTAATGTCCAATCTGGCGAATGTTCCACCAGCGTCTGATATGATACCTGTGTCATCAGAAAATTGGGCAGATCAGTCATCATTCCGTCTGCCTCTGGGTAAAGGTGTTCTGGATGGTGTCGTTGTCGATTATACGCCTCCAGCCACTACTGATCTGAAAACAGAAGCTACATCAGCTTTGTCTGGTGCTCGTTCATATGTGCTGAACGCTTATACGATTAAAAACGCTGCTACTCCTGAAGCATGGGTAACTTATCTGAATGCGTTGGAGGCGATTAAAGATGGCACAGATACGACATCAACGGCGCTTCCTCAGGTACCTGCATCATGATACCGCCAATTCCATCTCCTGGTTGGTCTCCTGCTCCTGGGCGAACACTACTGATACCTAATCCAGATCAGGTTAGAGGGGCTATTATTGCTCCCTCTACGTTGTTGGTATGGAATAAAAAAACTAGTTCTGACAACCTAGATTTCTCACTTGATCCAAGTGAGTGGCTAGATGGCACAGACGATTATCTCTCCAGAATAGAACTTGTGGAAGTTACCACGGCAGCAGGAGAAGATGTGGATCTGAAATGCCTTTGGTCCAGCATCGTCAGTGGTATGGCCTGCATGATGTTCGGAGGAGGCCAGTCTGGATCTCAGCAGACCATTCATGTGCATCTGCTAACCCAGCAGGGCCGTAGGCATGCCGTTAGTGTGATCTTGCCAGTGATAGGTCTTTTGCCATCTGCACAGCCACAGGTCACGCCACAACTGGAAGATGCAACACCTGTTCCACCCAATGCTATCCAATTGCCGGATGAATCAATTCTTCTGGATGAAAGTGGAGAGCTACTTCTTATTGCCTGATCTGGAGAAATCATGTCAGGAGCAATTACAACTACAAATACGACAGCTAGCGGCAAGCCAGTATCATCGCTAAATATCATTGATACACCTGCATCTGCCGACCTGATTTTTGGTATATTTGGCGGGAAAGCCCAACTTGTCCCGCAAAGCACAGTATGGAATGGCGCGCTCCCAACTGCAGGCGGCACCGTAACGGGCGCAGTCTCTGCAACTTACCAACCCACAGATCCCAGTCACCTCGTTCCCAAATCCTACGTGGACGGGATAGGAGATAAAATTGCATCCAGCGTAACGGGAGCCGTTGGTACACAAGTAACGGCAGCTCAGGCAGCAGCACAGACTGCACAGGATGCGGCCACAAATGCAAACAATGCAGCCAGTGGCGCGGCTAATGCTGCAACGTTGGCAGTTTCCGCGCAAAAGGGTGCGAACGGTGGCGTTGCTCCTTTGGACGCAAACGGCACGCTTGTTCTGAATAGTGCGTCAGTCATGAGTTACAACACTGAGACAGGAACATTGACGCTGCACGTGAGCAATTTGGCGATTACCGGCGACCTTCCAACGACTGACCCGCAGATAAAAGGGCAGTGGTGGGATAACGGTGGCACTATTTACATTTCACAGGGGCCAACATCATGACCCGATATCTCCTGATCATTACGCTAGTTTTGGCCCCGGCTATGGCATTGGCGAAGACACGCCCGAACCATGACCTGCCGCAGTTCAAGAAACTTGGTCAGCCTGCGACCACACAGCCAACAGCCCAGCCGAAGAAATAAGCTCCATGAAAAAATTGTTTGTTTATATGCTCGTCGGGGCAGGGGTTTTTGCGTCTGCTGCGTACGCGGACGGGTATAATCCGTTCCATCCTCTGGGCGGGATCAACAGTGCTACGACTGTCCCGCAGGTTTACAGCGACGGCAGCACGGGAACGCTGGCGCAGATCGGGCAGATGGCCGATGGCAGCGTGCAGCAGACCGATGCCAACCAGCAGAACGGATATGCTAAGCTGGACGGGAGCGGGCATGTTACGGTGCCCGTAACGGGCAGTGTTGCGGCAGCCACAGCGAATGCTGCGGGAGATACCGTTTCGTCCATTTCAGATATTGCAAAATCTGCATCGCAAACAGCTACAAATGCCATTCCCAAATCGGATATTAATGTCAAAAATGGTGTTGCGCCGTTGGACGCGAATACACGAATGTCTGCCGATATAAGTGGAAGTATCGAGAATGGCACTGTAGCAGGAGCAAACCCACGCACATTTGCATCCCGCAAAAAAGACTTGCCCGATCTAAACGATTACGTTCCGACATGGGATGGTAGCACGACATTCCAAACCAATTTGGCGGCATATTTTAACTCAGGAACACGCTACGTGGCTCCTCTGCCATGCAATAGCGCGGTGCCGTTGCCTGATAAAAATGGATACGTAGATGTGGGCGGAATATCTGGGAAGATGTTTATTGACCTATGCGGGGTGCAACGTGTTGGCGGCGGTTATTATAACTACGTTGATTACGCGATAGGGAATAACGATCCGACAATTACATCATATGGTGGGCAGGTATTTTTCAATAGATACAATTCTGGCGCGGTTAATTCTGTTGGATACGTCTCATTTAACGTAACACAGGCAACGACTAATCCGGTAACTCAGTGGCCTGGTGGTATTGACCCTGACATGCCAAACGTGACCGTGCGTTCACGGCAGAATGAATATGGCCCAGACGGTAAGACAGAGACAACAGGATCAGCTCTCGCGTTTACTGCTAAAACAGATAATTTCAGTCATAGGAGCTGGGCAGTTCAGGCGCAGGGAGAAAAGATTTTCTGTGTAAACCATAGAATAGGTGGATCATGTTGGGGTTATAGTACCAACATTAATGATATTTCTGGGAGGTCTGCTCAACCGTGGAACCTGATTAACGAAAACGACAGCCAGAGTAATGGACCGGAAAATCCAGCAGCATTCTACAACCCAAAATTGTCATATCGGCAAATGGACTATGCATCTGCCGTAGCCTTGGTGCCGTCAGGATGGGCTGCAAGTACGTCATACAGCGCAGACAAAGATGATCCTGATAAGATTGTAGTAACGGATGCCGGTGGTGTGCAGAGGATTTTGATTGTTTCTGCGTCTGGCACCTCTGGCACAACGGAACCAACCATTGCATCTGATGCTGCTGAGGGATCAACGATCACTGATGGAACGGTAACGTGGACGGTCGGGACAACGCTGGATACAACCATCGGTGTCGTTCACTGGATCAATCGGGACAGTGACGGATCACCCTCTAGCCATGCCAGTTATAATTTTGGTTTTTCTGGTAATGCACAAATGAACAATTCAATGTTCGATGCCAGTCATGCCCTTCTAGGGCCAAAGGCGGCAGCGTATCGGATGGCTCCCGGTCAGGCATTCTCTTTGTGCGACAGCCCTAGTGCTACGAGTGACAGTGATATTAACCAGTGCGTTTTGTCGTACGGGTCATTTTACGGGCAGTTAACCTACGCTGCATATGGAAAACAGATATTTGTTGCTGGCAACGATGGCCTATTTTATGTTCCCAATACATTACAAGGCGGAACGGTCGTGGCTCTTGGTTCTCTGTATCTTGGTAAAATGAGTAAATCTGAAATTCTTGCGATTAAATCTCCGAGTGAGGGGCAGAAGGTTTTCAATACTGATGACCACACAGAGGAAGTATATCGTTGCCCCACAACAACTACATGTGGATGGTATGCGCCACAATATTCTGCAACGCCTCTGAGTAACTGATATCCGCCTTCTGGCGGCTTTTTTATTTCCGGATAAAAGAATGACAGATGAACAGAGCGCGGGCACCCCCTGCGTGACTGATGGCGACCTGCGCGAAATTGTTGCCGGTCATGGGCGGCGTCTGGATGGGCTTGAGGATGACGTAGACACCCTTAAGTCTGGCCAGAGATCCATGATGGACCGGCTGATTTCCATTGAAGCGCAGGGGCAGGAGCGGGAACGGAACAGGGCGCAGGAATCTGCCCAGAACCGTGCGGCAATCACCGCACTTTCCCAGCAACTTGCAGCACAGAATGGAGCGCAGCAGGAACGCAACCGCATTGAGCAGCAAAAGCTTCTGCAGGCTCAGACAGATGCGGCGCGTGCGCAGAAATCTGAAGCGGACGCTAATGCTGCAGCTGCAAAGATCAAATACTGGATTGCCATTGCTGGCTTTCTGGTCGGTGTTATCACTGCTGTTGGCGGAATGCTTCTCTCCAGTCAGACGTGGGATGATTATGCGTTCGGGAATGTGCAGTTTCTGCATCGGAAACATCCTCCCACACAGCCCGCACCTCAGCAGCAGGAAACACAGTTCATTCTGCCCCCGCGTGAAATGGAGGCAGCATGAGCACTAAAAATGTGTGGGGTGCAAACCTCTCCGTCATAAAGCACCTGACCATTCTTCCAGCATTGGAAGCCATTAATCTTGGTGGGGATGCCGCCGTTAATCTGGTGACAGGCACAGGACTTGTTGAAAGCGGGTTTATCCATGATCGGCAAATCAATGGTCCTGCGCTGGGCTGGTTCCAGATGGAACCCAGAACCCATGATGATATCTGGCTGAACTTCCTGCGTTACCGGCCCGATCTTGCCAACCGCATACTGGCAGCAAGCGGTTTGACAGGCCTGCCGGAAGCAGAAAGCCTTGTGGAGAACAGGGCTTATTCAGCCTGCATGTGCAGGGTGCAATACCTGCGCGCTCCCGAACCATTGCCCTCGGCCATAGATGCCGCAGCCCTGAGTGCTTACCACAAGCAGCACTACAACACGGTGCTGGGGCAGGCCAATGCCAGCGCAAACACATCTCTATTCCAGCAGGCCATCAGTGCATGAGGCGGGTTCTCCTGCCTTTCGTGCGCCAGTTGGCATGGCGATTACTCAGAAAGGATAGGCCCGGTGTTTTTCACCGACAACGAATTGCGCAAGATCGCCCGGATGATGGCGGAAGAACTGCGCAACGAACTACGCAAAGATTTGCAGCGCAGCCCAAATGGGAACCTCACTCTTGAGGTGGTGGATGTGAATACCCTGCCTGCAAGCCTAAAAGGAGGTGTTGCATATGACTGACGCATCTGTTCCCGTAGCGCCAAAACGCTCTACCGTTCTAGCTCAGACCGCCAAAGCCGTTGCTGCTGGCCTGTCTCTGCCTGCCATGGTGACAGCCCTTCCACAGCCGGAAGCTACATGGGTTCTGTATGCCTGTGTTGTGTTTGCGGCAGCGGGGGCGGCAGCAACTCAGATCCCGCTTCCAGCCAACCAGTCCGGCAAGCTTTGGCTGCTTTACCGGATTATCAACTTCCTTGCTCTCAACTGGAAGTATGCCGCTAACGCAGTGATCATGTTACGCGGCAGTATGTCTTCCAAAACTGCAGCACCCCAAGCAGGACCCGGATCTGTTGTGCAGATTCCGCAGGACAGCAAATGAGATCATTTTCCTGACATCGGGAAAATGATCTGAAAAACGAAAGACATCACAAAATGAAATCACTCTCTCGCCGCGGATTCCTGCGGACGACTGCGCTTGGCCTGACGGCAGCAGGTCTGGCTGCCTGTTCCAGCACAACTGCAAATGGCGTGACCACCTACACGCTGAATGTTGCCGAAGTGACGGCAGACGGCAACGCGGCTCTGAACATTACCAAAACCGTTCTGGCGTTCACAGGCATTTCGCCTGCTGTTGTTGCCGTTGCTGATACCGGGATCACGGGCATTCAGGCTGCGCTTTCCGCCTGGAATACCTTTAGCCAGGGCAAGGCCTCCATCACGTTCGACAAGAACAGCGTGCCGGCTGAATTTACCAGCGTGATCACGGCCATTCAGAACGCGGCCACAACTGTTGGCAATGTGGTGCAGTCCGAAGCCGGAACGCTGAGCACAGATCTGATTGCCAAAATTCAGGCCGTTTCTGCCGATGTGGCCTCTGTTGCTGCTGTGCTGGATAGCGCCGTGGGTTCCGTTGCTGTTTCCGTTGCTCTGGATGCCATTGGCAAGACGCCGGAACAGTGGCGGCGTGACCGGGTGAATGCGCTGCTGGCACGTCATGGCCTGCGGCCTATCGCGGCCCGGTAATGCGCTGGGCGAAAGCGCTGGTTGTCCTGCCGCTGTTACTGGCGGGGGCATGTTCTATTGCCCCCATGCAGGCCAAACATGATCTGATTGGCGTGCAACGTTCCGATCTGATCGCCTGCGCAGGTGTGCCGGATAACAGCACACCACTGCCAGATGGCGAGGTGCTGGAATGGCGGCAGGATCAGGAAGTGCAGGGGCCGCTTACCCTGAAAACCCCGTTTAGCTTTGAGCTGGACGTGGGTGGCCACGGCACCTGCCACATGGTCGCGCGGTTGCGACAGGGCCGGGTGTCACAGATTGAATATACCGGGCCAAGTGCCACGCTGGGCGGCCCGTATGCTGCATGCCGCCCTCTGGTGCTGGCATGCGAGAAGTGGATTTTGCATAAATGATCACACGTAAGCTGGGCTGCCTGCCTGCGCGGCGGATCCCCAACCAGCCGCGACTGGACAAGCTGCGCATGATGGCGCGTAAGGCTCCGGCCAAGCTGGTGCGGGATCACATTGACCCGCAGCCGCTGATGTTGGGGAACGATGTGCTGGGGGATTGCACCTCTGCGGGCATTGGCAACTACATTCGGGCCGTGGCCGCATTGGGCGGCTATCAGGTTGCCGTGACACAGGCAGATGCCGTGCAGTTCTATGCCAGAAGCACGGGTTACGTGCCGGGGGATGAGAGCACCGATCAGGGCGGCGTTGAGGTTGATGTTCTGGCAACGGCAGGCCGGGAAGGCTACGTGCTGGGCAGCGGGCCGTATTTCCCGCTCTGGGGCAGTATTGATCCGCAGGACAGAAACAGCCTTGCTCTTTTGATAGCTGGGTTTGGTGCGGCCTATCTGGGCGTGCAGCTTTCTGTGTCTGACATGAACCAGATTGAAGCCACCAACGGTGCGTGTGTGCTCACGCCCGATAACAGCGTCTATGGGGATACAACGCCCGGAAGTGCTGGCGGCCATTGTCTGCTGGGCTGGAGTTACACAGGCCTGACTGATGCCGATACGGTTGACCTGCTGACATGGGGCACTGTGCAGAAGGCTACATGGGGCTGGCTGAAATCCCGCATCATGGAAGCACATGGATTGATCTGGCCTCAGCTCACGCTGGCAAACGGTCTGTATCCGAGCGGCTCTGATCTGGCCGACCTGAAAGCACAGAATAAGGATTTGATAGCATGACTGTCATCGCTTTTACCGCCACAGCTATCGCCGGATTTATCGGCGGTTTATGCAGCGGCGCATTCATAGTTGCCTACCTGACGAGCAATTCTGCATGACCTCGGACTTTGAATGCGGGATGGTTTTCGGTGGCGGGGGAGTTGCCTTCGCTATCGTTGTGTTCGTCTTGATAGACGGCGTGCTGCGCGAGCATTCTAGTTTTTGGCGGAATATCAGGGGCGACCAAGAGCCGCCATAGGTAGCGGACAGGCTCTTGGCTTGCGGGCGTTATAACGGGGAGTGAACTGTTGGGGAATACCGAATAGTTGCCTGCGTCCTAAGTCGTTGCAGTCTCCCGCGCCACTAAGAGGACGGGGTTATATGCTGCGGGCAGGGCTTGATACCTGCTGTCGGAGTAGTTCAGGCACTCCGCGTCGGGCGCTCGGATCGAACGAGCAGCTACCCCTGTCCCCAAGCGTGTCCTTCCACGCCGCCGCAGCCCCATGATTCTAGTACGGGTTGGGGATGGGTGCAAGGGAAAAGGAATCGGAAAATAGTGGCACGGATTTGGCACGGATTTTGATGAAAAAACGTGGTGCAAAATGACATTTCGTGGTTCAGAGTGACACACTCACACCAGCAAAGAATTGTCTAAAACCCACAGGAAACTAGGAAAAACCGTGGTGGGTGCGACAGGGATTGAACCTGTGACCCCCGCCGTGTGAAGGCGATTCTATACGCCTACACGTGGGCGAAATTCACGCCTAGGAGGTTGGGATACTCCATGTAGTGCTAACAATTCTTCTGCAAGAGTGTGAAGAGCATCGTTCACTTCTAAAACACATGCATCTGTATCTGTGTTGATTTCAGTTGGAGAAAATGAAACTGTTGGCACACCTGAAACTATCATTGTTCGGGCGCGAAGTCGGTCCTGTAGATCATCAGGAAGACGGCGATTCGGTGCGTGACATTCTACAGCTAGGAAGCGTACATCTCCGCACATACAAACTTTGAATATGAAAGCTGGGGTAAAATCTCGAATGCTTTTATGGATACCCCAAATTGTACCCCATTCTGGATCTGGATGGGCGCCCCAAGCATCAACATAAGTTGCGTGATTGTAACCATCTATCCCATTAAGCAGGAGAGAAGCAGCGAACTGAGCAATTACAGGGTCATTTGCTTCTTCAGTCGCAAGAAAAATTTCATCACCTAGTTCATAAAATAGGCGATTTGCCTCCTTAATATTAGAGACAATGGTATCCACATTCCGTGATGCAATTGCTTCTGCAATAGCTTCATTCGTCATTGATTCCGCCTGATCAGCCAACTTTTTTAAAAAGCTTAGAGGTGGGGCAGGAAGCGCGTATTTCGTGAGTTTCTGAGCTGAATTTATGACGGCATTCCGTACAGCACCTGGGTGCCAGCATGCATTTAGATCGGTAATCGATTCGTCAGACAT